GGCGTCCGCCGCATCCTGATGGAAGGCGCGATCCGAAACCTGGAGCTGGCCGGCGACCGGATGACGGCCCATCTGCTCTACGACGGCGGCCAGGAGCCGCGCCTGCTCGGGGCCATCGTCACCGGGCAGCGCAAGGAGCCCCAGTACCGGTACGACGAACTGAACGCCTGGGTGCTGCCTGGCGAAGCGACCATCGACCTGGGGAGGGGCGGGCCGCCGCTCAAGGCGCGCGGCATCCGCATCGTCCCGATCCGGGAGACCACCACCGAAGGAGAAGGATCATGATCGAAGTCCGCATCCGGCAGGCAGGTGACGCGACCTCCGTGCACCTGATGGACTGGGCCGACCCGAGCGACCTGGACGGCGCGATCCGCGTGCTCACGGAGTGGGGCGTCCGCTGGGAGGACGGCGAGGAGTTCGCCTCGCTCTCCAGCTTCACCGGCGGCATCGTCGTGGAGGGCGGCCGCGCCTTCTTCGAGATCACGTGCGAGGCCGGCGAATGAGCGTCCCCGTCTCCGCGACCGGCTATCTGGTCATGACCGCGATCGAGTCGACCACCGGCGAAGCGGACAGCACCACATTCAAGATCGAAGCCGTGGTTCCGGGCACCGAGCCGGGGGACTCGCTCCAGCGCTTCACCGGCAAGATGATGGACGGCTACGGCGACACCCGCACGTACATGATCACCATCCACGAAGCCGGTCAGATCCTGCCCGAGGTCCGGCCGTACCGCGAACTGGTCCAGGCGCTGATCGCGGCCGACACGCCGTGCCCGGCGTACAACTGCTCCGTCTCCATGCTGGGCCACCTGATCGCGAGCCTCACCGCCGACCAGGTGGAGATGGTGCGCGCGCTCGACCCGGACGCCCTGGAGGAGCCGTGATCGACTTCCTTCGGCTCTTCGCCCTCCTGGCTGGCGTGCTGGTGCTCGGAGGGCTGCTCTTCGCCGTCGTCGCCTTCGGGGGGCGGCGGTGAGGACCTGGACGGAGTGGTCGGTGCACTTCCGCAACGGTGCGGGGGAGCGGAGGGTGGTCGGCATCCCTGGCCCCGAGCCGGAGCACGTCGCCCAGTACGCGCGCAAGCCGGCCGACGACGGCTCGAACCGGATGGTCGCCGACATGGACGCCCTGCGCGAGCGGACCGTCCGCGCCACCGAGTGGCGACGCCCGAGCGCGATCATGCTCGACGCCCTGAAGCGCAAGGCGGACTAGTGACCGATGGGACCCGGGCGAAACCGGAGGGCCGGGGCTGACGCGGTAGAGGGCTGAGCCCGCGCAAAGCAGGAGACACCGGGGCAGGGCGGGACGATGGGAGATGATCATGCGTGGGTGGAGCACACAGAGCCCCCGAGGGGCCCGAGGAAGAGGACGTGGAGAGAGCCGTCCGGAAGGCGTTCCTCGCTGGGCTGGTAGTCGGGTGGGGCCTGATCCTGTTCGCGTGGATCGTCGTACTGCTGGCGACCAGCTGAGTGACGACGTGCTGGACGCCCTCGCCGTGTGGCGCATCGTGCGCTTCGTCCAGCGGGACAGCCTGGTGGAGGAACCCCGCGAAGCCGTGATCAACCGGTATGGCCACCTGAAGATCTCCGAGCTGCTGACCTGCCCCTGGTGCCTGGGCATCTGGGTAGCCGCCGGGGTCGTGCTCGCCCGCGCGGCGGCCCCACGAGTCTGGGGCATGATCGCACGCGGTCTGGCATTCTCAGCTGGAGCCGGGGTGATCACGGGCCTGGTGGACCAGCTGGACGACTGAGCGGGGAAGGGTGCGTTAATGCCTCTCTTCGGCAAGCGGCGGGAGAAGCCCTCGCCCCGCGTGATGACCGCCGCCGGCCGGGTGGTGGACCTCCGCGACCGGGACACCGTGGCGACGCTGGCGATGACCCGGATGGCCTGGCAGGCGGTGGCCTGGAACTACCGGAACTCGATCGGGGAACTCGGGCAGGCCCTGCGGATGAAGGGCAACCTGCTCTCCAAGCTGGGCTGGACCGCCGCGTACCAGCCGCCCGGCGAGGATGAGCCGGTCCTGCTGACCGGCGACCCGGAAGAGGACAAGGACGAAGACGGGAAGCCGTACGTCCCGCCGCACGTCGCCCAGGCCGCGATCGAGTGCCTTCAGCAGCTGCCCTGGGGCAAGGGCTACGGTTTCACCGGCCGGATCTCGACCGGCTTCGACGTGCCGGGCGAGGTCTGGCTTCACGGCTTCCCGGACCCGGAGACGCGGGAGGAGTCCTGGGAGGTCCGCTCCACGTCCGAGGTCACCCCGAGCACCGGCGGCGGCCTACTGGTCACCACTGTGCCGGGCAAGCCGCCCCGCGAGCTGGACCCCGACGAAGAGACCCTGATCCGGCTGTGGGTGCCGCACCCGGAATGGGGCGAGCTGGCGGACTCCCCGCTCCGGACCAACCTGGACGTGTGCGAAGACGTGGTGCTGGCCGGCCGGGAGATCCGCGCGGCCGCCATGTCTCGGATCGCCTCGAACGGCATCCTCTTCATTCCCGAGGGCATGGCCCTGGTCAAGCCCGATCAGGAGGTCGTCCGGCCGAATGAGAACGGCTTCGCGGCCGCCTTCACCGCCGCGATGGTGGCGCCGATCAACCAGGAGGGTCACGTCAGCGCGGTGGCCCCGATGGTCATCTACGGCGACCCCGAGGACGGCCAGGCCATCCGGCATATCACCTTGGACCGGGCGAGCGCCGATGACGTGATCGAGCGCCAAAAGGCCGCCCTGGACCGGCTCGCCGACTCCATCGACCTGCCGCGCGAAGCGATGCGGGGCAGCATCGGCGAGGCCAACCACTGGAGCGCCTGGCTGATCGACGGCCAGACCTTCGAGAACCACCTAGAGCCCGGCGCCCGGCTGATCGCCGACAGCATCACTCAGTCCTACATGCGACGGCGCCTCACGATGAGCGTGGCGGACGGCGGCTGGGGGCTGACCAACGAAGAGGCGGGCCTGGTCCGCTGCTGGTTTGACGCCAGCACCATCACGCGGAACACCAACCGCTCCGCCGACGCGGATGCCGCGATGGACCGGGGCGCCATCAGCTACGACGCCTACCTGAAGGCGAAGGGCTTCGACCCGGCGGACAAGGCCGACGAAGAGGACATCCAGCGCCTGATCGCGGTCAAGTCCGCCGCACCCCAGGACGCCTTGGGCAAGCTCATGGAGGCGGTGGCGGGCATCAAGGCCGACCCCGAACCGAAGCCCATGATCGTGCCGGGGCAGATTGTCCGGCCCGGCCAGCAGGCGCTCCCCCCGGGTGCCCCGACCGACGCGGACCCGAACACCCCGCCGGCCGCTCCGGGGCGTGGTCCCGCGCAGGGGACGCCACCGGTGCCGACGGGCGCGCGGACTGCCGCCGGTGCGCAGGGCGTACTCGATTCAGTGCGGATCATCGACGGCGAGGCGCTGGCGGACATCGACCGGCAGCTGATCGAGGCGATCCGGCACGCGGCGGAGGCGGAGCTGGCAGCCGCCCTGCGCAAGGCTGGGAACAAGATCAAGGCCCAGGCCCAGGGCAAGGACCCCGAGCTGGCGGCCGCGCTCAAGGGCATGGACGCCACCCTGGTGCCGTCCTTCGTCACGATGAACGGCGGCGGGGAGCGCTTCCTGGAGCTGGGCCTGACGGAGGACGTGCTGCTGGCCGCCGCCTTCGCCTACCTCCAGTCGAAGTTCGCCGTGTGGACCCAGGCCGCGATCAAGGACGCCGTGCTGGCGATCTCCGCGATGCTGGCCTTCCCACTGGTCACCACCCAGGCGCTGGCGTCGGCGATGGCGGAGCGCATCCCGACCGCCTGGAAGCGGCTGGAGTCGAGTCTTCGAGCCCGCGCCATGTCCGCGCTCTACGGACGCAAGGGTGACGCGCTGCCCCAGGGCGAGGTCCCGGACACCATCATCCTGCCGGGGGACATCCGCGAGGCCCTGGCGGAGATCGGCGGTCCGAGCCACGGCAACGGCCCTGGCGGACTCGCCCTCGGTGGGGACATCCTGCGCGAGGTCGACCAGCGCGCCGTCAGCCTGGGCTTCACGTGGCGCTACGGCGTCACCCCTCGGGCGCGAGCCTTCCACCCCCACCGGCAGCTGGCCGGCGAGCGCTTCGAGTCCTACACGGACGACCGGCTGGTGCCTACTCCGGAGTACGCCTGGCTGGGCCCGCACATGCACCCCGGCGACCACCACGGGTGCATGTGCGACGCCGTACCCGCCTGGGCCGTCGGTGAGGCCGATAGCGCGGCGGCGGAGATCGTGGGCGTGGAGACCCAGGGGATGCGGAACGAACGTCTCCTGGCCCAGCTGGACGACGCGGCGGGACGGGTGGGTACGCACAGCCAGCGCACGCGGGACGAACGGCTCCGTATGGTCGAAGTCCAGCAGGCATGGATCGAGCGAAGGGCGCCGCGATGATCTTCAAGCGACAGCGGGGCAACGGCCCCGGCGCGCGGCGGCTCGGGCGCACGGAGGCGTACACGCCGTTGGAAGGCCCGGCTCCCGGGA